GTTACATGTTAGAAAGATTAAGAGAATCAAATTTTGAAGATTTGAAGAATCAAAGATTTGGAAAGTTAACTGTTTTATATGAAGATACATCTGAAAGCAAATACGAAAAAGAAAAAAGAATTAGATGGATATGTGCTTGTGATTGCGGTAAAGAAACTTCTGTTACCGCACATAGTTTAAAAAATGGAAATACAAAATCTTGTGGGTGTTTACACGAATCTTACATTGCCTCAGAATTAAAAACATATTTCATAAAAAAATATAATGCTGAAAAAGAGCATAGGACGCTTAAAAATACAGAGACGAATCAATGGTTTAGATGTGATATTTATATTCCGTATGGAGAAAACTTAAATTTAAATGGTTTCTATATTGAAGTTCATGGGGAACAACATTATAAATTAAACGATTGGCATAAACGTCAATCGAAGAAAAACGGAACTACCCCAGAAGAAGAATTTGAAAAGCAAAAGAAAAAAGATAAAATTAAAAAGAAGTTTTCCAAAAAGAATGGGGTTTATATAGAGATTGATATTAGAAAGTTTAAAAGTTCAAAAGAGGCGATAATTTATATAGAAAAAGTACTTGAAAAGAACCTGTTTTATGAATAGGTTCTTTTTATTTTAGAAAGGAGGAGACTTGGCGACAAAAAGAAAAAGCATAAAGAAGGAAACTCCTTCAGAAGAAAAAATATTAATTTCAGAAAAAGAAGTCTTTGATGTGTTGACCTTCGCAAACAATTTGTATAATGGCTTCTATCCGGGAATTTTTAATCCCGAATTGGTTAATAGTAGGTTTCGGGATATTACACTTAATCCCCTCGTTGCCACCTCAGAAGGCATCAATAAAGCCCTTCTTGATCCAAAGCAAAATGAGGAAACTCTAATAGGATATTCCAATTGGTTAGAGTTAAATAGTATTATGTATAGAAGGATACTTCTATATTATTCTGGATTGCTCTCTTTTGATTGGAATTATGTTTGCACAAACATAAAAGACGAAAAAGAATACAAATCGAAAAAATACAAAGCGGACTTAGAGATTGTAAGGGATTTCTTTGATAAATTTAATGTTAAAGATTCTTTCTCTACAGTTTTAAAACAAATGCTGAGAAACGAAACGTTTTTTGGACAGTTGAGAACAGAGGGGCAAAAATATGTTATTCAGGAATTACCCAGAACTTATTCTAAACTAGTCGGCAGATTCGACGCAGGACTTCTAATGAACTTTAACATGAATTGGTTTCTTCAGGCTGGAGTTAGTTTAGATATGTATAGTAACATATTTAAAAGGTTTTACAGAGATGCCTTTATAAAAAATAATCCAAAAGAATATAATCCAGCTCTTCCAGTTGGATCAATGGATTCTTCGTGGGTTTACTGGGTACAGTGTGACCCTACAGATGGTTTTGTTGCTTTCAAACTTTTTCCCGAAATTGGAGCAAACGTTTCGTTTTTAGCACCTTTAATGGGCGATGTGGTTCTTCAGCCGTTAATGAGGTCACTCCAGTCTGATGCTTATATAGCCTCAGCTAGTAAATTATTAACATCAGAAGTTCCGTTTTTAGACGCAAAAGCAAAAATGAAAGATGCGGTTTCCCTCAGTCCCGAACTTCTCGGTAAATTCCTTGCGTTGTTGAAGTCTTCTTTGCCTAACGCTATAAAAGTTGCCTCTGCGCCTCTTCAAAATATTGGTGTTGCAGAATTTTCACCCAACAACGACCTTTACGGGTCTTACATTTCTACAACAACTGCTTCGAGTGGTATAAATAGTAGATTGCTTTTTGGTCGTGATAAAGCTAACGTATTGGAAACAAAATTAAGCATTGAAGTAGACCAGAATGTGTTAAAGCCAACCTATCAAACATTTGCTAATATGTTAGAATTTTGGGTAAATCAAAGAACTAAATATTATAAGTTTAAATTTATATTTGAAGGATTCAATACCGCGATAGACAGAGAAGAACGCCTAAATACCGCTTTCAAGTATGCCGATATGGGAATTGTATTGGAACAAAAACTTGCTTCTGCAATGGGTCTTAGTCCATTTGATTTTAGACGAATGATGGAAGAATCAAAAGCAAATAATTTTGTAAATAAATTGACTCCGATTCTAAAAGCGAATCAGATGTCAGCTAAAGACTCTGGCGCAGGTCGTCCTACAAAGTCAGATCAAGATTTAACCGAGGGTGGTTCAGAGGCTAGAGAGTCTGGAAGTAATTTGGAAAAAGGGGAAGAATAATAAATTACCAGTTTAAAAAATATATATCTGTAACTGGCAGATAGAGGAGAAAAATGTTTCGTAACAATATGATTGTGTCAATTAAAAGTAATTCCAAGTTTTTGAAAGAAGAGGGCGAACACGTTAAACTTCCTTTTGGTTCAGAATATAGTATTTATATGAAAAATCAAAATGAAACAGATGCTTTAGTTTCCGTTACAATAGATGGTCAAGATGTTCTTTCTGGAAATAAAATTATTCTTAGGTCTAAATCTGTTTTAGATTTAGAAGGTTTTCTTGATGGGGGTCAAGTAAGAAATAAGTTTAGGTTTATAGAAAGAACTGATAGAATAGACGAACATAGAGGTATAAGACCGGATGATGGAATAATTTCTATTTCTTTCACATATGAAAAGGAAAAACCTAAGTATCAGCCTTATGTTGTTTATTACCCTTATCAAACACTTAAATGGGAATATGTTCCATATACCATTACAACAACAGGTTCTTCTAAGTCGGGGGGAGTTTCCTACACAACTAACCATGTTTTTTTATCTAATTATGTTAGTAATTCAATAAACGAAAATGGGATAACAGTCGAAGGAAGTAAAACTTCTCAGAACTTTGGATATGGTTGGCTTGGAGAAATGGAAAGTGTTTCTACAACCATGTCATTAAAGTTACTTGGGCTGAAAGACGAAACAGAAAAAATATACACATCAGATTTACATGAGTGTAAAATCTGTGGATATAGATCAAAAAAGAACTTTAATTTTTGTCCTGAATGTGGGACTAAAAAATAACAATAAAATAATAATTTTATCAACATTTCAGGTGTTAATATGGAATTCCATATTGACACTAATTATAAAACGGAGGAAATAATTTATGGCTTATTATACTAGTGCAGAAAAGACAGCCCTCAATCGCGCAATGAAGGCTAATCAAGACCCTCAATTGGGTACTCAGTTGGAAAACATTTACCCTCAAGAAACAGAACAATTGCTTGTTGCTGACGGTGCTATTACAGTTAAGAGCGGAGTTTGTAAAATTGCTAAAACTGTGGCTGGCGTAGTTGCGGCTACTTTAGCTGATCCTACAGATGTAACAGATGATTACAAGAGATTGATTATTATTAACTTTCAAGCTCAAGCAAATACTGTTACCTCGGCTTCTTCTTTTGGTGGTGGTGGTTCTGGTAAAGATGTCGCTACTTTCGGTGCGGCTATTGGTAATACCTTGGAACTTATGGCTCTTGGTGGGAAGTGGTATGTTCTTGGTAACTACGGTGTTACTTTAGCCTAATAACGAAAGGTGGTGAAAATGATACCACTGATTAGTGATTCATTAAAAGAATCCTTGGTTCAGCAGGTAGCTGAGGAAAAACGAAACGGAAACATCTATCTTTCAATCGCCTCTTATCTTAACGGTAAGGGGCTTTCCAATTTGGCTAAAAAATTTGAAGAGCAACATTCTGAAGAAATAGAGCATTCTTTGATTTTATATAAATTACTTTCTGATTTATCGATTGTTTTTGTTGTTCCTCAAATTGAAACATATGATATTTCTTCAATAGATAATATCGTTTCTCTTGCTGAATTATATTTAGAAAGAGAAGTCCAAACAACTGAATCTTTGGGAGAAATAAAGAAACAAGCAATGGATGAAGATAATTATGTTGTTGAAGAACGAATTAGAAAAATGATAAAACTTCAACAAAACGAATATTCTGAAGCTACTGAGATGTTTGATAAAGCAAACCTTCTAAGAGAATGGTGGCAAGTTGCTCTTTGGGATTTATCTTTAAGTGAGGAGGGATAATGGCTTTAAAGTTTTCAACAACTGTTAAAAACGGAGAACTAAATTCCATTGAAACAACCATTGGAACTTCTCCTATTATCAAAATTAGAACAGGAAGCGTTCCTGCAAGTATTACTGATCCAGACACAGGGACAGTTCTTGCAACCATTGATCTTCCTTCAGATTGGTTAACTGCGGCTTCAGGGGGAAGTATTTCTAAAAACGGAACTTGGGAAGATGCTTCTGCCGATAATACTGGAACGGCTGGATATTTCAGATTATACGCTTCAGACGGAACAACCGTTCATATGCAAGGAACTGTTACCGCAACTGGTGGAGGCGGAGATTTAGAACTAGATAATACTTCTATTGCCGCTACGCAAAAGGTTACAATTACCACATTTACTTTAACGGCAGGTAACTAAAATGTACGGAACAGGAACAGCAATATTAGATTTTGGTAGTTTCCCCGGAACCAATGAGGCTAGTGTTTCTGTTGCGGGGGAAACAAATATTACAACAAATAGTAAGGTAGAGTCTTGGATAATGGGTAGTGATTCGACTTCGGATCATACAGCATCGGATCACAGATATATACCTTTGTTTTTAGCCTTAACGTGTGGGAATATTGTTAATGGAACGGGATTTACTATATATGGTAGATCGACTGAAAAGTTAACTGGAACATTTTCTATACGTTGGGTTTGGACAAATAACTAAGAAAGGAGATATATGCCTTTAGATACTATTCAAGTGGGCGGAACATCTGGTAATAAAGCTGAAGTTGATTCAAGTGGCAATGCTAAAGTAGTTTTTCCGAATACTCCAGCCCAAGTCGGGTCTGTTAGAAATTTTAGTGAAAACGACCCCGGAACGGTTACTGGAACACCGTATTTAAAAAGTCCAGAAGTATCCAATGATTACAGGTTAAGAGTTGGAATGGATACTCTTTTGTTCGGGGATACTTTTAGTGCGACATCACAAAACACATCTTTGTGGAAATATGCTTTCACGACCATGACAATGACGCAATCAGCGGGTTTCTTAAATATTAATGCGGCTGGAACATCTACTGTTTCTGGAAACTACGCGTTATTGCAATCATGGCAACATTTTCCTTTGTACGGAACAGCACCTTTATATATAGAATTTACAGGACAGATTACAAATACACCTACAGCAAATGAGGTCTTTGTTGCAGGGGTGGGTATTCCTTCCGCCGCAACAGAACCCGCTGATGGTGTGTATTGGAGATTAACTTCCGCTGGTCTTTACGGTGTTTTAAAGTATAACGGAACTGAAACCGTGTCTGGTCTTTTGAGATCAATAGAGAATATGGCGACCAATACCAATTCAGTGTATGTCATGTCAATTGCCGAAAGAGAAATTGAATGGTGGATAGATGATGTGTTGATGGGGGAAACAGAAGTTCCAAATGCAAACGGACAACCGTTTATAACTACCGCTCTTCCTATATTTTTTATGAAATATAATTCTAACACAATAGGAAGTTCTCCTAATATGATCGTGAAAGTAGGGGATGTAACGGCTAGTGTTGCGGATTTCAATACTACTAAGCCTTGGGCGCATCAAATGGCTGGTATGGGTATGAGCGCGTATCAGGGTCAAAATGGCGGGACTATGGGGCAAACTACTACGTTTGCAAACTCAACAAATCCTACAACTGCCGCTCCATCAAATACTGCTCTTACAGCTAACTTGCCTTCCGGTTTAGGTGGAATAGGTCTTGCGACTTTGTGGAATTTAGCGGCTACAGATATGATAATGATGTCATATCAAAACCCCGCTGGTGGCGCAAATCAAACTCCTAGAAATTTATATATAACAGGAATTAGAATTTCCCCTGTCTCTTATACGGCGGCTTGGACTGCTCCTTCCGCTGGCGTACATGCTTTGCTTTGGGGTGTTGCTTTTGGTCATACAGCCGTTAGTTTAGCTACTACCGATACGGCTTCCTTTGCTAATAACACTACAAAATCACCACGAAGAAAATCTCTTGGTGTTACAACATGGAGTACAGGAACAACCGCTATAGGAACTTCTCCAGACAGAGGCGATATATATGTTCAATACATTTCTCCTTTGGTGGTTAACCCCGGACAATATGTTGCCATAATTTGTCGTATGCTAAATGGCGCGGCAACGGCAACTGGGGGTTTATATTACGCAATAGACTTTGACGGTTATTTTGAATAGATCAAAATAGCTTAATGGGGAGGTATAAATGCCCTTACTATTAGCTATTTTAGAAACAGATATAACGGGTTCTTTAAATGAGCAATTAGAATCAGTTTCTATTTCTTCTTTGGGAAAAGTAGAAGTTGATTCTAATTTAAATATTTCTTTAAGTGATGTCGCATTATCTTCTTCGGGTGGTGTTGAAGTTGAGGGAACTCTTTCTTTAATTTTGAGTGATACTTCTATTTCATCACAATCAACGGTCTCCATATCAGGAACCGTTCAAGTGTTGTTGAATAATGTTTCTCTTAGTGGGAATGGTTCTGTTGATACTACAGGACAGCTAATCTCCAATCTGGATAGCGTGTCTCTTTCTGGAACATCTTCTGTTTTAGTAAACGGGGAACTAAATATTCAGTTAGATTCGGTTTCTATCACATCAACAGGAAATGTTGTATATTCAGATATAACTGGTTCTTTGAATGAAACTTTAGATTCTAACTCTATATCTTCTTCTGGAACAGTTTTAATTCAAGGAAATATCCAGAAAACACTCGATGGAGTAATTAGTTCTGGCTTTATAATTATTGAAACTGATGGAACTTTAAATGTAACCTTAGACAGTATATCAAAAGAAATTGAAGGAACTGTATATGTAGACGGAAATCTTTCTAATCAATTAGAAAATATTTCTATAACCGCTTCAGGCGAAGTTTTATCTACCATTTCAGGTTTCTTAGATGTATTGTTAGACTCTGTATCTTCATCTATTCAAGGAAATGTCACTGATCCAGAAAGATACTTGGAAACATTAAAGATAACTTTGAAGTTAGAAGATTCCTTATCAATAAAGAACTTAGAAGAAAAAGATTTAAAAATAACTAATCAAATATCTTCTTCTATGTCTATGAAAAATTTGGTTGATATACCAGCTTATATTACAACAGACTTTGAAGAAGTTCTTTCTATTTAGGAGGTGCAATGACTTTAACAATTGAAAACACTCAGGTATCTCCTCAAATACACGTTGGAGATATTGGATCACAATTTTTGATAACCATAAAGGATCAAAATGATGTTGTGGTTGACATATCTTCAGCAACTACAAAACAAATAATTTTTCAATCTCCATCTAGAGTAGAGAAAACTAAAACGGCTAGTTTTTATACAAATGGTTCTGATGGGAAGATAGTCTATAGTTTGGCTGATGGGGATATTGATATGGAGGGGGTTTGGAAATATCAGTCAAAAATAATTATGCCGAGTGGAACTTGGTTTACGAATATAGAAAGTTTTAGAGTTTACTCTAATATATAATATTATGTATGTAACTAATCCTCAAGCAATAGATAAATCAAAGTTATATGTTTGCAATGGAATAATTGCAAATTATTTAATATACGAAAAGCATTTACCATTATTTTCTCACGATAAGGCAGATGGGAAATGGTACTTTGCGAAAACAGAACGATTGGAAAAGGCACTTGAAGAGATGCCTTTTTATTTCAATTTAAGTAAAATTATTTGGTAAGGGAGGTGACAAAACATTTGACACAAAAAATGAAATTTGCAATAGAAGATATTCACCTTCTAGATGAAGAACAAGTAGATAAAAGTCAATTTAGTCTTTTGCGTGTTGATGCTTTCGCAACTGGAAAATCTCTTCATGATACTTTTGTTACTGAAGAAACACTTAGACGAACTGCTAACACTATATTGCAAAAGCCTTTTGTCTTTGCAATAGATAAAAGATTCGACGACCTTTCAAGCCATGTTCCCGAAGAGGTTGCAGGTGGATTCGTTCCGCACAACAGCCGTCTTGATTTTAGACAATTAGAAGACGGTAGATTAATGCTTTCTTGTGATGTTCTTATTTGGAAAAGATATTCTAATAAATTAGTTGAATATTTTAAGCGAGATGGCGGTAAAAAAGGCGTTAGTGTAGAAGTTGAAATTTTTGAATCAAAAGAAGATGAAAAAACAGGACTCTTGGAACTTGTTGACTATGCGTTTCAAGCTATAACGGGGTTAGGCGACATGATAAGTCCAGCCATTCCAAACGCTCAAGCTGTAATGGCTTTTAGTAAAGAATACGAAGAGGCTTATGAATTAGAGTTTGGTCGTTACGATGATTTAAATTTTAAGATTCCATCTTCTGTAAAAAACAATGCTAAACAAGGTCTCGAACTAAGAGAAAAACTTGGTAGAGGTGGAACATCTGTTGGTCTTGCTACTGCGAGATATTTGGTGAAAAACGATGTCGCCAGTCCTGAAAAAGTTCGGCATATAGTCAAGTATTTTCCAAGACATGCGGCAATAGCTAATTTAGACGATAAAGAAAGCAATTCGTGGGTGGCTTGGCAACTTTGGGGCGGAGACGCTGGTAGAAAATGGTCTACTTCTCTTGTAAAAAAGATGGATGAATTGGACGAAAAGAAAATGTCTTATTTTGCGGAGGAGGAAGAAATGCCATATAAAAGCATGAAAGATGTTAATCCTGCCATAAAAGGTATTGATCCAGAACCTACTCTATCTCAAGCTAATCAAATCGCAAAAGAGGCTGATGCAATTGGTTCTGACGAAGAAAAAAATGGATGGTCAATTGCGATTGCAAACTTTAAAAAGACCCATGTTGCAAAAGACGGTAAATGGGTAAAAAAAGAAGACAAAGAGTTTTCAGAATTACCAGAAGATAATTATTTGGGGATTGAAAACTTCTCATATAATTCTTCGCAAATACTGGAAATTTTAAATACTGCAATCGGTGAATACAAATGGGGTGAAGGTTATAGGAAATATTGGGTAGAGTCATTTGATGAAACCTACGCATATGTTCACGACAACGAAGATGAAAAATACTATAGAATACCATATCAATTAAGCGGGGGCATTTGCACCTGTGATTTGGAAAATAAAGAAAATGTTATAAGAGGAGGTTTTGAATTAATGGCTAACGTTAATGAAGAAGACAAAAAATTCAACTATGCTGAAATTTTTGCAGATGAAAAGTTTGCACAGATGTTTGCCGAAGTTGAAGAAGATCAAGAAGAGGAAGAGAGAGAAGAAGGCGAAAAAGAATCATACGCTCAAGCCAAGGAAGAATTTGGGATGGGTATGAATCCTTCAGCCGTTATGTCTGCCATGTATTCTGCTATGAAACGAATGGGTAAACGATTCGCTTCAATGAAAGAGAAAATGGCTAAAATGGAATCTGATAAAGAGGTCTATCTTGCTGAAAATGCTGATATGAAACAGCGTTTTGCGGAACAAGAAGCACAGCAAAAAGAAATGGCTGTTGATGCTTTCATGAAGGAAATGGCTGAAAAAGTCGAAATGGCTGAAGAGCAGGTTTCCGAGATGAAAGAAAAATCAAAGGAATTCTCTTTTGACAAGATTGAAGATTGGAAAAATCATGTCAAGGCTTTCTGCTTTGATTTCAAACCAAAGAAAACTCAAGAAGAGAACGAAGATAAAACTTTCAGTTTCGCTCTTGGTTTTGAAGATTTTAAAATCCCACAAACTGAAAATGTTTGGGATAAACTTAGTAAGTAAATTATAGGAGGAATTTTTAATTCCCAAATAATTATCTTGAGTAACTTCTTCGGTTACGGGATTGTCTGAATTCTCTTCTTCTGAAAAGTAACTCATTTTCTTTTCGTCTAACTCATCCATCTTTTTAACAAGGGAAGTAGACCATTTTCTACCAGCATCTCCGCCCCAAAGTTGCCACGCTATCCAACCATTGCTTTCTTTATCATCAAGATTATCTCCAGCATGGCGAGGAAAATACTTGGCAATATGTCTAACTTTTTCTGGGGTTGCGGTATCGTTTTTAACCAAATACCTAGCCGAAGCCAAACCAACAGATGTCCCACCTCTACCAAATCTTTCTCTCAATTCAAGACCTTGTTTAGCGTTATTTTTTACAGAAGTTGGAATCTTGAAATTCAATTCGTCATATTTCCCGAACTCAATTTCATAGGCTTCCTTGTATTCTTTACTAAAAGCCATCACAGCTTGAGCGTTTGGAATAGCTGGACTTATCATATCCCCCAAACCAGTTATTGCTTGAAAAGCATAGTCAACAAGCTCTAAGAGTCCTGTTTTTTCATCTTCTTTTGATTCAAAAACCTCAACTTCTACGCTAACACCTTTTTTTCCACCATCTCGTTTAAAATACTCAACTAAATTGTTAGAATATCTTTTCCAAATAAGGACATCGCAAGAAAGCATTAGTCTACCATCTTCTAATTGTCTAAATTCGAGTCGAGAATTGTGTGGCACAAAACCGCCCGCAACCTCTTCGGGAACATGACTTGAAAGATCATCAAATCGTTTATCTATGGCAAACACAAATGGTTTTTGTAATATTGTATTGGCAGTTCGTCTAAGTGTTTCTTCAGTAACAAAAGTATCATGAAGAGATTTACCAGTTGCGAAAGCGTCAACACGTAAAAGACTAAATTGACTTTTATCTACTTGCTCTTCATCAAGAAGGTGAATGTCTTCTACTGCAAATTTCATTTTTTGTGTCAAATGTTTTGTCACCTCCCTTACCAAATAATTTTACTTAAATTGAAATAAAAAGGCATCTCTTCAAGTGCCTTTTCTAATCGTTTTGTTTTTGCAAAATACCACTTTCCTTCTGATTTATTATGAGAGAATAGCGGCAAATGCTTTTCATATATTAAATAGTTTGCAATTATTCCATTGCAAACATAAAGTTTTGATTCATCTATTGTTTGAGGATTAGTTACATACATAGTATTAAATATTAGGATAAACCCTAAATTCCTCCACATTTGTAAACCAAGTCCCACTCGGCATAACTATTTTTGACTGATATTTCCAAACCCCCTCCATGTCAATATCCCCATCAATTAAGCTATATACTATCTTTCCATCTGAACCGTTTGTGTAAAAACTAGCTGTTCTAGTTTTATCTGTTCTAGAAGGAGACTGGAAAATTATTTGTTTTGTAGTTGCTGAAGATATGTCAACCACAACATCGTTTTGATCCTTTATAGTTATCAAAAACTGTGATCCAATATCTCCAACGTGTATTTGAGGAGATACC